AAATTGCTGAGATTCTATTCTGGTAAAATCCTTACTGTAATCACCAGTGAATTGTTGTTCAGAAACGTGTTCATAATCACCAGTGAAGTTTTGAGCAGAAACGTGCTCATAATCACCAGTGAAGTTTTGAGCAGAAACGTGCTCATAATCACCAGTGAAGTTTTGAGCAGAAACTCTGGTAAAATCCTTACTGTAATCACCAGTGAATTGTTGAGCAGATACTCTGGTAAAATTCTTTTCATAATCACCAGTAAAAAATCCTGAAAAAGATTCTTCTTCAAACCGTATCGAATCTTCATTTCTAGTATCAACGGCAAATCCGCGAGGAACCCAAATTCCAGAATCTGTAGGAGCACCTTGAACAGAAGATCGCAACTGATATGTGCCTATCCCTGAACTTTTAATGACTTCTTTGGCTCGTTGCCCTAAAGTCACTGACATCATATTATCGGTTGCTGCTTCTATTCCAATAAATGAACCTTTATTTCCTTGATTTCTTTTAACAACCATTGGGTTTATTTTTTCAGGAACATTACCAACGGTTCTTATATAAATTGAATACGAAACTGTAGAACCGTCTTGCTTCGCATCAGTAAATAAATCAGATATAAAAACAATCCAATCGCTACTCGGTGCTGAAGACGATAACCTAAAAACACCAGGAAATTCATTATGCATTACTGATTTTAATAACCGTAATATCATAGAGTCCAACTCGCTGTTAGACATTTCTTTTACAGCGGAAGTATTATTATCCCAACTGAGAAACCCTCTCCAATCGCTCTGATCGCGTTGTGATGCTACATCTGTAAGGTTCTGATATAATTTTGTTTCTGTTGTGGATATAAGGTTCTGAGAAATTTCAGGATCGACTGTTATATTATATACAGCGTCGTCAAATACAAAATCCGCCCCGCCTGCATCAGTTTCTGTCGCAGTTGCTTTAACGGTTACAACTAAAGCACCAGGACTGGTTACAACAAGATCCCAGGTTACATTATGGTTTGCTGTAGCAGAAACTTCTTGCCAAGAAACAAACCTATTATGACCATCATCAGGATTAGGTACTGGCGAGGGATACGTTGAATCAAAAGAATAACCGCCCGCTTGGTTGACCCCGTCTAAAGACCAGGAGAGATTTAATCCAATACTCTCAAAATCTTGGGTTAGCGCAATCGTTGTTTCGATATCTGCAGTAATACGTATGGTATCACCAACACTAACTCCAGTAGGAGCAGAGGGGAGAGAAGGATCCCAATCAATGGTGAATAACGTTGGTCGATCTAACTGTGCATATGAATTAATTGAAAGATTATGAACTGTTGGTGTTAACGTTGCGCTTTGATAAACAGTGTCAAAAAACGAACCAATATCGGTCTTAGAATCGTCTAATGTTAATGCGCCGACATCGCCCGCTGAATATTGACTTAATTGGATACCAGTTCGGTATGCAAGATAATCTTCTTCAACTAAAGATAATTCTTTTAAAGAACCAGAATCAAATTGTTTTAATGGACGTGACATTGAAAAACCTTAACAAGTACGACTTTATTTATAAGGTTGCAAAACGATGCGAATATCTAATCTAATTTCTGCAAAATAAGATCTAGTTTATTTTCAAGAGAATTTATTTTATTCTCCATAGAATTCAATCGTTCTTTCTCTTCAAGTCTTTTCTGTTTTTTTAATTTAGCGCGTTCGATAGCGGCGACATCGGTATTTATAATTGTACCGGTCGCTCTATCTCTGAACAAATGCGAATAACCTTTGACGGGTATTAGGTCGCTAGGAATTTCCATTTAAGATCCTTAATCGCAGGTACAAAAACTGTGTTTGTACTAGTCATAACAATTTTTGCTTGAGCTTTAGTGAACGGATCTAAAGTTCCTCCAATACCGCCTCCTAAAAATTCAACTTCGCTCCACTGTTTAGTTCCTTTAACCAAAGCATCTTGCGGATCTAATAATACCCATCTCTTCTCATATATATTTTCTGAAGTTAAAGATGTTCTATAATACAATTTTACATCTGCTTGACTCGGAGTTATATGTTTGAATTTTAATTGAAAACCAACCGAAGGTATCGCAACACTTATAGGTGTTGTAATAATTTTAGAGGGTGACCCGCCACCACTAGGTTCTGTTTCGTCAGTAGTATAAATTGATCTATCGGTTTTGTCATCAAGCAAATTCGATACCAAAACTAATGATGCTCTTTGGAGATCAACTATAGGAGAAACATAATCATTACCACTCTTCAAATCTACTTTGATGTAAGCAGATCTATCGCCCGCCATAGAAACTACTTCTTGGTTTCTGTTTGCCAGTATCCTAGGAGAATCATAAGAATGATTCATAAACGGAACCATTCTGGTGTAAGTAATATCCTTTGTATATTTTGCTGAAGTAACCGAAGACGTATCACCTAAAGATCTTCCTGCAGTTAATTTTCCTGATACATCTGTTGATGACACGGGAGGAATAATCGTTTCAATATAAGGAGAAACAATTTCATATTGAATATTCCTAGAAGATTTTACAAGATTTCCTCCACCAATAGTATCAGATGCACTTGCAGCTGCACCAGCATTATAAGTAAAACCTCTTGCGTCTACACTAACGACTGAAGTATTGCTTAAATTAAGATTCAGAGCGGTTATGCCGCCTGTGTCAACTGCGTCTTGAATTGTAACCTGATCGCCAACGCTTAATCCGTGTCCAGGGGATGTAACATAGACTAATGTACTACTAGCAGTCAATTTTAGTGGATTGTTTTCTAACAACCTGGGAGGAATATTAGCATTACGCAAAATCAAACTGCCATTATGTCCACCAGATTGACCGGACGATCTATTTCCTAATCCATCTTTCGGGGAAAATTTAGCACGAGTCATTTTATAAGTAACATCTCTTCCGCGTATAGGAGTGTTTCCTCTCACAGATGACGGTGAATACATATCACCACTGTGCTGCCGTGTCACCTTTCTCCCGCCAGCACCTAAAAGATAAGCGTTGTTTGTTGCGGTAAATACTTCGTATGCACTGGATTGAGAAAGAATAACTAAAGCATATTTCGTATTTGCATTCAGGTAAACAGGCTCTTCAAAAATAAAATCTGTGGCCGCTGAAGCATCAGTAGAGACTGATACACCAGTAGGATTAACAAAAGAGCAAGATCCAGGAATAACCTCATCGTCAGAAGGTTTGTTCCCGTCCATTGGACGAATTTGTACAGACACAGGTATATTAGTGTTTGTTTCTTTGGTTTTAAAATATAATGAAACCTTTGTCAACACTACGCCGAATTGGTTATCAACCGTAAACGATTGCGCCAAAGGTTTTTGTGGGTAGATATAAGGCAAAACGAAAGAAGATCCATACGGATATGTCAGATTGTTATCTCCAACATAATCATATAGAATTTTACTCATATCGCCTGTGTAAGCATTAGGGCTGACCGCAGAAGTTGAAGGACCATATCCTCCAGCAAGATGTGGTTCTACTTGCTGAACATATCCAGAAGGAACTGCATCTATGTATGCTTTGATCTGATTGCCGTTAAAAGGTCGATTATATTTGACTTGGTTAAATGGATGCGTTCTCCAAAGATATCTTGTTGAAAGAACAGATCTTTGCGATAAAGGCATTGCACCAGCAACAGTATAAGTTGCTGCTGCTTTACTACCAGCGCCCATCCAAGAAGTTGTAGTGGTGTCTAATAATTTAAATTCTCTTGCTCCTGCTCTCCAACGCAACGAATTAGCTGCAAGAATTTCTTTTCTCCTTGCCACCGAAGAAGAAGATGCTACAGATATTACTGGTCGCGTACTAGGAATATAAAACGAACCTTCTAGAGCACCGTTCGCGTCGCTGGTTAAATCACTACTTCCGTCTGGATGACCATCAGATGATGTTAGATATGAATATAAATTACCGTCTTCCCTTTCAGTTGAGGCATATCTTTGAAAAGTTTCTTTTTTACAAAAGGTAGACACGTCAGAATTGTCAAAAAATGCTTTATGCAGCGTATTCGGTTTCAGTCCCATTGCTTTAAAATAAACTTTTCTAGAACGGATCCACGGAATTAATGCAACATCAATAATTCTTCTTCCAATAATTTGCCTGAGAGAATTTCTTCCGATAATTCTACGGACATGGCCGCCAGAATTAAAACGATTAGGGATTAATCCAACGTTGCTAAGATATTGTGCCCTTTCTACAAGGGATTTTCGCCCGAATGCACCATATTTTGCATTAGAAGGAATAAAATCCTCGACAGGATCTACAAGATAATCTTCATTTGCTCGACCAATCCAGTTCCACTGCCAGTTGTTCCATAAAAATGCTTGCTTAACATCAAGTTTATCAGACTGACCAAGAGATTTAGCAGCATCGTATTTAGATTCTTTCCATTCATCACTTGATGGAGACAATTCCAAACAACCTACATTATCTACGAACCCATATGGATTTACTTTCTGTGATTCAGATGCATCTGGTTGATCGATCCATGTGGTTTCTTCGTAATCCAAATAAATATTATCGCCTTTGAGGACAACGTTCTGACTTAAAGAGTCATCATATATTAAACGGATGTTATCTTCATCAAACCCAGGACGAAATAATTTAGAATCAGGGTCTACAGAACCACCGTAATCCGGATTGTCAGTATCTGATCCGCTTTGATCAGATCCATCGTCTACGTGTTCACCCGTTTCCGGACGTTCATCACCATTGATGTCTTCACATTTAGACATCTTAGATTCTAATTCTAACAAAGACAATTCCGTAGTTTCGGATAACCTATCCAGTTTCGCTTCTAATTTAGATATGTCTGCCATAGTCCATCTTTTATGTTCGATGGGAGTTATCTGTAAATCAGATTCATCTAAAGTGTTAGGATTCATTATCACTTTGTATAGCTCTAGTGAATTGTCCGGAGTTTTCTTAAACGTAGGATCTACCGCTTGCTGCCCTAACAACAATTGAACATTACCGGATTCATCAACTAAAATTTTATCCGCTCTAGGCAAATAATATTCAACGTCTGTAATAATATTAGAACCATTTCTAGGAAACGCGAACTCATTCGTTACTGTGTTTGATCCGTAAGCAACATCAGGGCGATAATCTAAATGATCTCTTAATTCAATGACCTCACCGTTAGAAGTTTTGTGGGTCGGTATATCTTTGTATTCTATTGTGACTGGATAAGAATCTCTGCTGTAGAAACGATCAGTCGATGCAGCGCTCCGAGCAAAATATTTGAATGTTACATATACATTGCTAGACCAGTTGAACTCCTGATTAAGAATTAACCTTCCTTCTGTGTAATAATTATCGCGTTGCCCGTTATCTAATGTAAAAACACCAGAAGCATCGTCACCGTTTACATCAGTTAATTTCAATGAAAGAATTTCAATAATATCATATTGCCCTAGATTGACATATTTTTCTCCAGTATCAGGATCAGTAGTCAGTCCTGTCGTAAGCGGAGATGCAGTATTATCAGATACAATTTTTTGCCGAGAAGTAGAAGAAACTTTATCTAACTGCACATAATACAATAACTTGTATGTTTTATTCTGCGTTAAACCCGTAATTTGTGTGGTAGAAATAACAGCAGTATTATCAACAGCATTATCAGTATCGTTGTACAATAACCACAAAGAAGGATCGACATAACTACCGTCAGCAACTGAAGGTAATGTGTACGTTGTATTAGTAGTAGTACTGAATAAAGTTGTTCTTGAAATTATTTGCGTTATAGTATTGTTTTTTACAGTTTTCGGTCTGTTGTTTGTCAGTTTAGTGAACGCATTGTTGGAACCTGCCTCATATAAAATACCTTCAGTTCCAGCGAGCGGCATTTGAATTCCGGCGAAATCAAGAGATGTTATTGCCGCAACAGTTCCGGCGGTTAATTTAACGTTGTAAACATAAGCACGTAAACGATTAGTCCCTTCCCTTTCCAATCCGCGCAATAAACAAGTACCCGTTGCACCGGAAAAAGTAATTCCTTCGTGTGTAGGTGTTGTTCCAGATGAGAGTAAAGAATCGAGAGCAGAAAGATCAAGGGCACCAGCATCTAGATCAACTAAGAAGTAATTTCCATAAGAAGCGCCCACAGCTTCTTCTTCATTTAAAACAAACTCTTGAGGTTTAGGAATAACAAGTGAAGTGTTAGAAGTTACTGCTCGATATCCGTTAACATAAGCGTGACCACCATCAACATGAAGTTCTAAGAAATTGGTTTGAGGGTCAGGACTAGTATCTACTGTTGTGGTGTTATATGATATATTGTACGGAGAAACAATGTAGTTCCCAGATTCTTCCTTAGTCCTTGTTGCTAGATATGCATCTAACTCATCATAAGAATCATTAAGTTCTATCTCTTGTACGATAACTCCGTTCTCGATACGCGCAAGAAAAATAAACATATCAGTAGAGGTTGTGTCTGCTTTATCTATCAGAGTTAAATTTATTTGGTATCTGTCTGCACCAGGACTGGCGTTATTAATCTGATCGCCTTGATTGTCATATAAATCAGAATCATCGTTTACTGAGATAATTTGTTCTGATACTTTAAAACCAACAGTAACATTAGCATCCTGCGAATAAGGACTAACGATTAATGACTGTTGAACGGCATGTACGAAGTGACCTGCTATAAAAAAATCACCTTCACCTACAGTAAATTTAACACCAGCACCGGTTGCTGACGTAGCAAAAACAGTTTGGTTACCTCCCGTTCCGACCTGAACATTTAAAGTTTCGCCGTCTTGAAAAGTTTGATTTATTTGATTGTTTCCATCAATGTACGCGATATATAATGTATCGGTGGTATCGTTTACTTCTAAGACTTCTGCTTTAATCGAAGTGGACGCGCCTTGATATACATCACCAACGTTAATACCAGATAGGTTTGATCCCGCAACTAATTTCACATATTGATATTCTGCATCAATGTGATTCTTACCTAAAGATACTGCCGAACCTTCTTTAAAGATATTGCCGCCGAATCGCGCCATTTCTTCTTGCATAATAGTTTGAAGTTGAGTTAATTCGCGCGCCTGCAATGCCCTACCACTATTGAATAGAATTCGGTGATAGTTATCATTTTTATCCCAATCATCTTTATAAGTTGATGAGAATGTATTTTGCGTTAAATCGGTTGCCATATTTTTACTCGCAATCTTCTAGGTTAATTATTAATCGTATCTCGTCTGATTGTGTGTTGTTTCTTGTGACACCAGTAACCACATCACTATGACCTATGTATAACAATTTTCCAGAGTTGATATCTATGGTTGGATTGTTTGTACTTGTTACAGTTCTGTCTGGTGCTGTTTGATAACTTATTGTTCCTGCGGCAAACGGTTCATAACCGCCTGAGTCAGATTGAAAATACCAGATATTAGTTGCGTCTTTATCAACAGCAACACCAGAAACACTACCTCCGCTCTGTGTTATAATATCATCAAGGACAAGGTTTGAAGTGTCGTTTACTACCAAAGATTTTAATGCATTACCCGCATTAGAAGTAAAAGGATTAGAAGAACCATATTGCAGCGGATTAAGAAGCAAACCATATTGCTTGTAATCATTGCCTATTCGTATTTGAGGAACGCCTTCTGACTCTTCATCTCCATCAATAACTGCTCTAACAGCCAAGCTTTTTGCCTTTAAAGATTCTACTGGATTTTTATTCAACCCATCGTGCGGACCCTGTACTGTTTTTATGATAGCATTTCCCGTGACTGTTGCTATTGAATTATCTGCAGAAGAACCGTGTGATATAAATCCGCTTCCATCTGTATCTAAATTAATTTTATAAACTGCGTTGTTGTAAATTGCAGAAGTAAAAGAAGCAGTAGAAGTAGACGGCGAGACGTTTACTGTCGGAGCAGAACCGTATCCAGAACCCCCGGACACTACTTGCAAGTTTATAATTTCTCCAGAGACAGCACTGTCTTGCAATGCTAACTGTTCAACTTCCTCTAAAATTGATGGACTAGAACCGATTTCTTTAACAGGCATCCATTCAGCTGATAAAAACGTTGCTCGCGCATAGGCGCTCATCTTATACATGTATCTCCAAATATATCCATCGCTAGTCTTAAAAGATTTTGCTGGATTATTTGGATGTGCAGCAACACTCAATGCTTTGGTCGGCTCTATAGTCGATAGAGTAATTGAACCTGAAGTATCGATAGGTGCCTCTATGCAAATAAAAACTTCAAATAAACTGTTTACAACATAAAAATTTATTTGAGATTCATTCCTATCATCATAAGCATTATATGCTGTTGATAATGTCCAGTTAACACGAGGAATGACAAACGAAGCAGCAGACACACGTTTAACTGCCTGCATTTTATTTCTAAACTCTCTCTGAGAAAAAAGTGAATTGTCTACGGTAGGAACAACTCCCCCGATCCAGGCATCGGATTTGCTTAATGCAACATAAAACCTATTTCCACCTAACTGAGAAACATCGCTGTCTAACAGACTCATTACATGACTGTTAAATTGATATGTTGCTTTACCCATTATCTATTTCTCTTTCTTTCTTTCTTTTTATTTATACTGAGCTGGTTATGATTGCTCTTGCCGTAGAACTTTGAGAATCATATTCCAATATGTTATTTCTTACTGGCGTGATCGCAGATTCATCTGCAGGTTTAACAGTAATTCTTATGTAAGTTCCGGCAAACGAACTAGGGGAAAATCCAACTAAAGTAATTTCTCCGGTAGAAACATTTATGGACCCGACATTAGCGACTAAAGTTTTTCCGGTTGCAATAGTAATTATATCAACTATTGTGGAAGCATTTCTATTCACCAAAGAACACAGAACACCATTATAGGTGAAATTACTAGAAGATAATACTGGAATTTCTTTTGTCGGGACAGCAATTGATGTCGGGAAAATAATTGAATAATCTTTAGTTAAAGAAACGTCCGGCACGAATCGTTGCTGCAAACTAACAGAAGTCTTACTTGACAAAATAGAAGCATCGGAAGTATCTAATTCCGATAGAAGTAAAGATTTCCTAAAAGACTTATCAAACGTTCCTAATCCAGAACTCAAAAAGTTTAAAATTTTAGTTTTTGCTTGCTGTTCTACATCTGATTGTTGACTTGATGTTAGTTTTGGGTTCCATTGAAACTCAGTAAACAATTCCAAGTAAGTTATGATTGGATCGGTATATTCAATATCGAAAGAAGCAACGGATATATCTGATGCTAATTTTATTATGTCATCTTTTACTTGTTGTTTTGTAATAGAATCTATATTATCGAAAAAATCAATAGACAAATATACTGCGCCATATTTAGGAGGAACATTGTCTTCGCCGCCCCATGCCTTTACTTCTTCAATAAACCCATCAAAATTTCTTTGTGCGATAGCAGCATAATCATCGGCAGTAACCATTCTGTTTTGAGCAGCATATAAAAACGGAGCATTTTTTCGTATCGATTCAATGCCTTCTTTTGACAATCCGCCAGAAGAGTTCGATAACGTAGTACAATTTATTGTGAGTCCGTTTAAAAGTGCGCTTGGTACAAAAACTCTTGCTTCATTTGCTTGAGGACCGACTGTTGAAAGATATTCTATCTCAATTTTAGAACCAGCAGCAGGTGCTAAACCCAAATTAGAACCATTACCAAAAGACATTTCGAAAAAACCATTAGGCGATTCTCGCAAGACGTAAATGGTACTTTGTGAATTTATTGACGTTGAAGAATATATGTTCGTGTACGTGACATATTCAGAAGAAGCGGGGGATGGATAGACTCTAACAATAACACTATTAGTATCCATAGTTTCGTCAGGAATAATGTATATATCATCTGCTGTAGAATCTTTTGCAATAAAAGATTTTATTTTAGTTGTGCCTTCAGATATTTTAATTTTTGATGAACCGAGATTATCTTTGAATGTATATACATTAGCAACCGCGTCAGCAATTTTTGCTGTTAATGTCTCAGTTGTTTTAAAAGTATATGCTTTTCCTCGCGCTGCGGCGGAAAAAGAAGTTCCTTTAGGCATAACAATTTCAGAAGGAGATCCGTTATCCGTTACTTTTAGTTCAACAATACCAGAAGAAGATTTTCTGGAACCAGCAATATATCCTATTGATCCCGCTAATCCAATAACCGAAGACCTAAGTTGCGCTGTTGTTAAAAATGATTCGTTTAATGCATAATTAGCAGTCAATGCATTGAAATGAGTGTTATACGAAAGAACGTCCAATAATGCCGCTAACCCTGAAGCTTCAAAATTGTAATCTTTAAACTCGTCTGTTTGTTGCAGAGATTGTTTAAGATTGTTTTTGATAGACGTAATGTCTAATCCAGTAGATTTGATTATTGTTTTTGCCATTTTTATCTTAACCTAGAAAGCGTGGTTTCTATTACTTCAGTTGCATTAAAATTTTTAACTCTAAATTCTAATCTCACTGAAACTGTATTATTATCTTTAGAAGAATTCACCCTGACAGAATTTATAATTGCTCTGGGTTCGTATTTGGTTATTGTTCTTACAATCCTTTCTCTTAAATCAGATTCGCTATTACCCGAAGTTGAATTAAATAAAATAGCATCCAACCCGGCTCCCAAATCTTTTCGGAAAGGTCTTTCAAACGAATCTGTTAACATCAGAGTTTTAACCGACTGCTTTACAGCAGCGGCATCAGATTTAGTATATATGTCTCCTGTGTCATCAAAGATACTAAGAGTAAGATCTATATCTTTATACGAAACGTTTCTAGCAACAGCAATGCTGCTAGTTAAGTTATTATCTTCTGATGATAGTATCTTTGCCATACTGATTATTTATATGGTTACTTACTTAAAATTTCAACTAAATCTGCTTTAGACTGTAAAGCACCATTAAAATATGTTTCAAGTTTTTTGCCAAAAGAAACTTCATAGGAGTAAGGAACTTCAGGCATTTCCAATATGATCTGAGAAGTTAATGCGCCGCTAATATCATAAGTATCATAGTCTAAAGTCAGTTTATCATAGTTTAAATAATCTTTCCAAAAGACTGCTAAGTCAAATGTTTTTGAAGAATCAGTTCTTCCGTTCTTATCGATTAGTTGATATACAACCGCCCTTCCTGTTCTCTTAAGATCGTTTACACCGGTAGGTGTTTCTCCTACATATTTTGAAATCAATCCATTAGGGATTTCTTTTGTTTCGACCTGCGCATCCAATTCGGCAATAATTTTTTCGTATTCTTCAGGATTAGATAACTGCACCGCTAAAGATTGTTCTTCTTCATAAGTCAGCGAACGAGTTATTGTAACTGTTTTAGGACCTCGACTGTATTCAAATTGAGGAGTCGGCTCATATATTCCTTCAGAAACAATTAAACGATAATCTTTGAATGCTCGCGTTTCTTTTACTAAGTTCATTGCTTCAGCGTGAAGATATAAATTCCTAGCAATTTGCCTTCTGTCCGCTTCTCCTGTAAAACCTTTATTATATAATTTTTCAAACTGGGTTCTAGAACCTCGGGCACCTAAAAATTTAGCACATCTAATTCCAGGACCAAGTTCTGTTGAAGACGATATAGTAATTTTAAGGTTCGGGTTATATTTTGGATCAACTGGGATTATCATTTCAATACGAACCTTTTGCTTCTGTTATCTGCTGGATTGTTTCCGATTAATTCTTCACCGAATCGAATGGTTCCGTTTTTATTTGCGGTTCGACCGATTTTAGGAGGACTGTTTTCTGCCCAAGATTTAGAAAGTCTTGCTTCTCCCACCAGTTTACTAGTCAATTCACCGTTGCCCCTCCACTGAGGATCTCTCAACTTTGATCGAACTTCATGTATAGTCGGTTTATTAATAAATGCGCCTTTATAATCGTCAACCAATCGTATGAGTTCTTGAAATTTCTTTGGAAACTGAACTTCAAAAATTCCAGTGGATCGGGCGTCAAGCATTAGATTAACGATCAATCCAACAGGGGGATATGATTCAGGAGAAGACGGCGCTACCGGTGTGGGATATGCTAAATTAGGCGCAGGTGCCTCGGGCAATTGGAAGGGCGCAACTACAACCTTGGGACTAGAAACATTATCCACTGTAACAACAGATGTTGATCCTGTTACTAATGCACCTTGAGCAAGAGTTGCATTATCTGCTTGAATTGCGTGAAGCGCATTATCCGCCTGTTGCGCTGACCCGATTAACCTGCCAAAAAAGACAGCATCACTAGCGCCCCAAGAACTCGATCCTGTTCCTTTAAATATATTCCCATAATGCTCTACGTCATCACCACCTATGGTGCCTTTTAACGCATTTATTGTTAAAACTTCTGAAGTCATTTGCGTTTTTTGCGAAGCGAAAATTAATTTTTCTTGACTAGTCATTTGCAACCTTTTTGACACTCCCATGTCAAGATTACCATCTATGAATAATCGAGAGTCACCGCCTATGGAAACTGTTGATCTCTTTCCCACTGTTTGGACATAATCTTGTCCAATTTGTTGACCGACAACTCCTCGAACAGTATAATTTTGATCGCGATCAACTGTTTTATTGTGCCTTCCTTTTATGTTTTCGGTTTTATCTCCAGCAACATTTAAATTATAATTGCCATCAACGTCAACATTGAAGTCACCGTCGACTCTGATATTTAAATTACCTTTATACACCAGAGTCGCTTCGCCTTCTACGATTACGACATCATCGCCGCCTGTCATAGAAACCTTTTTATTCTTACTAGAGAAAACTAAACTACCGTCTGCACGGAACTCAACACCAGAACCAGATTTATGTTTAAGTAATATTTTTTCACCACCAGGAGTGTCGTCTATTTCTATGACGTGACCGCTCGGTGTTTCCTGTACTTGATTTAATGGGTATGATGAAGGAATTTGTTCTGCTACAGAAACATCTACGCCATAATCTCCGCCAGTAAAATATAGCGAATTTATTTCTTCGCCTCGAGACGTTTTCGATATTCCCGGACCATAAAAATAATCTCGTTTAGGGAACTCACCGTTCGGGTCGGCAAACCCATCTTGTGGAATTCCTCTGGTTTCTTCGATACCAGATAACTCAGCTTCTTTACGTTGTTTAAAAGAATCTTTTTTATTTGTCATGAGAAACTTCTCTTATTATTCAGTTCTGATATCGAATACGGTCCCTCTGTTTTGGGGTCATTATATACAGAACCTTTCAAAAATTTTGCTGCAGTATAAGCAATAACATCAAACCCAGGATCTTCTTCTTCATCGTCAATATCATTATGTCCAATAATTTGACCAGAAGGAACTTTACTGTAAAATGCTCGGCATATAGCATCAAAACTTTTAAACTGGCTGACAGTTAATGACTTAACAGAAATAAAATTTTCTGGATTTTCCGTTCCTGAGGGCGCGTTAATTCCGCCTACAAAAACCACACCTAATGTGTATTTATTACGACTTGCAGTATGTTCACCTTCTGAAGAAAAAGGTCTGCCTCTTTGAATAGAACCGTCTCTGCGAATAACCAAATGATATCCAATTGATTCTAGTCCGAGGGATTTTTGATATTCTTCTATTTCTTCAGATCCGATATTTTTATTTGTATATGTTTCGGTCCAATGGACTACTATTTCAGTGACCTCGCGTTCCATAACTTTAAATTCACCAGTCAATTCTTCTACGCTCGATATGTAAGAAAAATCTGCTTTAGGTTGTCCAACTTTATATGGTTTAGAAAAAACAGTTTCTGGAATCAAGGGAGCGTTTACTGAGGTAATGCTAGTGTCGACTGCTCGTAATGTAGAATAGATAACGTCATAAGTTTCGCTACTGTTTGTTGATAATAATTGTATCGCGTCAGAAAAATCAGCAATGTCGCCCTGAGACAAATCAATAACGGTGTTCAAGTCATCATCAGAAATTTCTGGAGCAATCTTTTTTATATCAGCAATAACAGTTGATGCTAATTTAATATTTAATCCTTCAAGGATTCCTCTTGGTGAATTGTTCGATAATCTTTTTGAAATTATTTTTCTATATTCTTCTGCCCTTGCAGTAAGTTCGTTATTTTCTGAAGATCCGTTCTGTAAAGAATTTAATAATGTTTGACTTTCTTTGAAATCAGAAAGTTCTTCTAGGTTATCAGACAACTCTTTTTCTTTTATTGATGCTTCTTCATTTACATTTAAAAGAGTAGATATGTCTGATACTTGTGCTGTTTTGTTTGCAATTTGTAGATCAAAATCAGAATCTTTACTTAGAGATGTAGATCCAAAAGTTAAAGGTTCTATACTATATGAGTCAGCCGTGCCAGCCGCAATGGTGCC